CATTGCAACTAATAAATATATTAGTTTTCCGTCTAGATTTATTTATTTTACCCCTACCAGGGGGTTTTGAATGCTTACCATATAGATGAACTGCAAGAAATAAATATCTCGCAGAAATTATCATATTAGCAGGGGGGTTATTTAAATTATTTTTAGGTTATTTTGTATTTACCTATTGACTTTTGATTAAAAATATGATATAATATTATTATAGTATCATGTAAATATTGATATAATTGTTTTTTAGTTTGTTTAAAGTTAGTTATACAGACTGTATCAATGTTTCATGATATAATTAAGAAAGTTCTTGACTTTCTCTCAATCATGTGGTATAATATTAGTATGAATGAAAAATTAAAATCTACAGACAGTGTAGGTAGGTATAGAACTTTATCTCTTTTTTGGGAATGGAACAATCCAGGAGATAAACCTGCATTGTTTACAACAAAGCCTGAAGACATTGTTAGGGATAATGTAACGTATAAGTCTATGAAGAAGTTATATATGTCCTATGAGCATGCTCCTGGGTTTGAATATGACTTTGCTATAGATGTCTTAGGTTCTTGGGAACATTGGCAAAAGCTTGTCAATGGTAGTAAAGAAATCCAAGAAATGATAAAAGACTGGCAACACGAGTTAGACATAAGATTAAAGGCACAGGGCATAAAAGCCATCATGAGACACAGTTTGGATGATGACCCTAAAGGACTGCAAGCAGCTAAGTACCTTGTAGAGAAAGGTTACGCTAAACGTGCAGGACGACCAAGTAAAGAAGAAGTAGAACGAGAACTCAAATCAGATGCTAAGGCTGCAAAAGAAAGACAGGCTGACTTAGAACGTATAGGTTTAAAAGTTGTAAATGGAAAAGATAATTAGTTTTTTAACATTTCTTACTGTTATGCCTATAACACCAACAGTATTATTTATTATATCTTTATATCAAGGAATGTAACATGGCAATGCTTTACAGACAGAACGATGGAACAATGGGACCAATTAACCCAGCAAATCAAACTAATCAAGCTCGTAGAGACCTTGCCGCAGGTGAGTCACCAGCTAAGGACCTTCCAGGTAAAGGTGCTAATAGAGGTACTTCAGGCGTTCTAGGAAGTGGTGAAGGTATGGGTACAGCTACTGGAAGAGAGGCAGGATTAGTAGGTTCTGTTAACCCTGAAGTACAAAATGATGATGTACTGTTACCATATCAAAAACTATAATGCCTTATCAAACTAAAGGTAAAAGAGATTACAAGAAAGAACTAAACTGGGAAAAGAAAAAGAAACCTAGTAGAGTAAAAGATAGGGCTTCACGCAACGCAGCTAGAAAGAAAGCTGGTCTTAAGAAGGGAGACCCTCGTCAAGTAGACCATAAAGATAATAACCCTAGAAATAACAGTAAAAAGAATCTGCGAAAGGTTGCAGCTAAGACTAATCTAAAGAAAGAATCAAAGAGGAAAAAACGTGGCTAAAATAGACTTACCTACCATATCATCTGGTTATGCTAGTAATACAACATTTAATACTACATTTACCACAATAGAAAACGAGTTCCAACAAAAAGTATTATATCGAGATAATCCTACTGGTGAACCTAACTCCATGCAGAATGACCTCGACATGAATAGTAATGACATCAACAATGTAAAAGATATTACAATGACTGGTGACTTTACTGTAGACGGGGTGGATTATTTAACATCAATGAAAACCGTATATGATGATTACCTAGCATTAGTTGATAGGGTAACAATTAGTACAGATTCTCCTTCTGGTGGTTCAGATGGTGATATCTGGTTTAAAGTAACTTAAGGAGAAATAATAAATGGCAGCTTTATCGGATTATGCAGAAAAGCTATTACTAGACTATGCGATGACAGACGGTTCTGTTACTCGTCCTACAGCTTGGTATGTAGCTCTATATACATCAGCACCTAGTGATTCAGGTGGTGGTACAGAAGTTTCAGGTAGTGGATATTCAAGACAATCAGTAACTTTTGCAGCAGCTACATCAGGTGCAGGTACTACATCTAACACAAATGCACAAACATTTACAGCTTCAGGTGGAGCTTTTGGTACTGTAGTAGCTATTGGTATTCATGATGCTTCATCAGGTGGTAACTTGTTATGGCATGGTAATATGACAGCATCTAAAACAATTGCTGATGGTGACACACTAGAATTTTCTATTGGTAATATCGACTTAACTTTAGCTTAAGGACAAGTTATGTCTGACGGCTATAGAGTCTTAGAATCTGGGAATGATAACAGGATTACAGAAGCCGGTGTATTTAGAATAACAGAAGGTTTTCTATTAGGTGAAGCTGCTCTTGTAGGTTCTGGTACGTTAAGTGCAGATGCAGATGCTAAAGTACATCCAGAAAGTTCTTTAACTGGTACAGGCACATTAGCTTCAATAGGTGTTAGAATACATCCAGGGGCAGGCGCACTAACTGGCACAGGAACAATTAGTGCAGATGGTGATTTAACTTCTATAGCATTAACAGATTTATCAGGTGCTGGAAGTATAAGTTCTGTAGGTGATAGAAAAATATATGGAGCAAGTGCATTAACTGGTACAGCTACAATAAGTATAGTACCATCACATACTTTACCAGCTTTTGCAGATTTAACTGCAACAGGTAGTAAGTTATCTGCAGGTGTAAAAACTTTATTTGGTCATGCTGATTTTACTGGAACAGGTACTGCAGTATTTACAGAATCATTTACTGCTAAACCATTAGCAGACTTAACTGGTACAGGTTCTATAACAGTAGCAGGTATAGTTAAAAAATTAGTATCTATAGCTTTACCAGGTACAGGAACATTAAGTGCTGTTGGAGATAAAAAGAAAATTGTTTCTATAGCTTTAGCTGGTTCAAGTACTTTAACTGCAGATGCTTTAGAAACAGACATGTATGTTAAAGTAAGTGGTGTATGGAAAGATTCACAACCATTTGTTAATTATAAAGGTACTTGGAAAGAACCTGAAATATTTATTAAAGTCAGTGGTGCTTGGAAAAAAGTTTATAGGAAGGGCACTTAATTATGACTATACATTATGGTGAATTTTATAGTGGTACAAAAACAGATTTAATTCGAGAACTAGAAACTGGTTCAGATATAAGAATTACAGAAGGTGGTGATACTAGAATTACAGGTACAGTATCTGTAGGTGGTGGTTCTAGTCTTTTAAGTGCTACAGGAACTAAGACAGGTTTTATAGGTCAGATGTATGTTAATGTTTCAGGAGCTTGGAAAGATAGTGAACCATATGTTAAACACGAGGGAAGTTGGAAACATCCAACAGAAATTTATAAAAAAGTAGGAATTAACTGGGTAAGGGTATATTAAATGGCAAATGTAAAAATATCAGGACTAACGGGAGCTTCATCAGTAGCAGACGCTAATGAGTTTGAAATTAATGAATCAGGAACTTCTAAAAAGGTTACTGGTACACAGATTAAAACATTTGTATATTCTCCCAATGAAATAGAATTAACAGGTACTGGGTCTTTAGAATTACCAACAGGTACAACAGCACAAAGACCAGGGTCACCAGCAGCAGGTATGTTTAGGTATAACTCAACTACTGGAGCATTTGAAGGTTATACAGATGCTTGGGGCTCTATCGGTGGAGGTGCTTCTGCAGGAGGTGTAATTTATGAAAATGCTCTTACAATTTCATCAGACTATACTTTAACAACAAACAAGAATGGAATGTCAGTAGGACCAATTACAGTTGGTACAGGTGTTACTGTTACTATTCCTTCTGGACAACGATGGGTGGTATTATAATATGGCTTCAATAATAAATGCAGATACAAGTGGTGGATTAAAATTAACTTCTGATACTTCTGGAACAATACAACTACAATCTGGGGGTTCAACAAAATTTGAAGTAACTAGTACTACAATAGTATTAACAGGACTTCCAACATCTGACCCAGCTAATGCTGGTCAACTATGGAATAGTTCTGGCACTTTAAAAATTTCGGCAGGATAGGGAGAACAAATAATGTCAAGTATAGTAATTAATGGAGACACTTCTGGAGCTATTACAGTTGCAGCACCAGCAGTAGCAGGTTCAAACACACTTACACTACCTGCAACAACAGGAACAATTTTAGATACTAACAGCTCTCTAGCCTCATCTAAATTAACTGGTGCATTACCTGCTATTGACGGTTCTGCTTTAACAGGCGTTAGTGCTGGTAAAATCTTGCAAGTTGTACATGCTACACAAAACACAGAAGTGCTTACAACTAGTACATCATTAATTGATACTGGATTAACTGCTAGTATTACACCATCTGCAACAAGTTCTAAAATTGCTGTTTTTTATAATGTTCCAATTCTTACACAAGCAAATGAAATAGTGATGTTTGCATTAATTAGAGGTACTACAAATATTTTAAATAATGTTAGAGCTTTATCACAAAATCCAAATGGTGCTGTAAATTTTCCAGCAAATTATTTAGATTCACCAAGCACAACATCTGCTACTACATATAAAGTACAATTTGGGCATTTGGGTACACCATCTTCTGGTTCTGCTGTTAATTGGAATAATCAAAGTCCATCACAAATAATGTTAATGGAGGTAGCAGGATAATGTTAAAAGCTGAAGCAATTATAAAATTAAATCCAAATGTTGTTACTGTTCGTGGTGGTGACAAAGCATATGATAAAGATAACAATGAAGTAACTTATGATAATCCTGCTGTTGAAGCATTAGTATTAGCAAATGCTTATAAAGAACAAAGAGCAGCAGAATATAAACCATTAGCTGAACAACTAGATATGCAATATCATGATTCACAAAATGGTACAGAAACATGGCTTGACCATATAAAAGAAGTCAAAGCAAAGTATCCAAAGGGAGATGAATAATGTCAGTAGTTATTAACGGAACAAATGGTGTTACATATAATGATGGCACTGTACAAGCATCTGCTCCTGTAGGTAAAAATAAAATTATCAATGGTGATATGAGAATAGACCAAAGAGATGGTACATCTACTATTAATGCAACAGGCGTTACTTACAATGTTGATAGATGGTTAGGTAGAGGGGTTGGTTCTGCTGGAGTATTTACACTAGCACAAAGTACAACTTCACCTGTAGATTATACAAATTCTTTAAAAGCAACAGTTACTACAGCAGACAGCTCTATTGCTAGTGGGTCTTCTTATAGAATTCAACAAATGGTTGAAGGTTATAATCTGGCAGACCTTAATTGGGGAACTGCAGATGCACAGTCAGTAACTTTATCTTTTTGGGTTCGTTCAAGTGTAACAGGAACATTTGGTGGTTCAGTAGCTAATGGTGATTATAATAGATTTAATGTATTTTCTTATACTGTATCTTCTGCAGATACTTGGGAATACAAAACAGTAACTATTGCAGGTGATACATCAGGAACATGGGTAACCAATAATGCTTTAGGATTAAGATTAAATTTTAGTATAGGTGCTGGAAGTACTTTACTAACTTCTGCTGGTTCATGGGGTTCTTCAGCAAAAGAAGGAGTTACTGGACAAGTAAATCTAATTGCTACAAATAGTGCAACTTTTCATATTACTGGAGTACAACTAGAAACAGGTACAACAGAAACACCATTTGAATATTTACAGTTAGGACAACAACTATCCTTATGTCAAAGGTATTATCAATACTATGACCAAGGTGTCAATGCTTATTCAAGCACAGGTATTATAGGCTTTCCTTTAAGTACTTGTATGAGAAGTACACCTACATTAACATTAAGTTATTCTGGAACAGCTAACAGAGTTTATAGAATTGATACTGGTGCTACATCAGATTTAACTATTGCTGCTACTGCTTTAACAGATAAATCTTTTGTAAGTTTATTTGCTACTAGTCCAGGAGGATGGGCAAGTGCAGCAGGTGTAGGATTTAGGTCAACCTTTGTTTTTGATGCGGAGTTATAATTATGACAATTGAATCAGTAAGAGTATTAAGAGATAATAATGGAACTAAAACAGGTTATATTATTGACGAAGTTAAAATAGTTCCTTTAGCAGAAGATAATACAGACTATCAACATATACAAAAATGGTTAGAGAAAGGTAATAAAGCAAGTGAAGCCTAGTCCAGAAGAAACTAAACAAGCTATCAAAGAAGGACTAACTGAATGGTTAGAAGATAAATTTTCTGAGTTTGGTAAGCTAAGTTTAAAAGCTATATTAGCACTACTAGTTGCTGCATTAGTTTATTTTTGGGCTGCTAGTCAAGGTTGGAAGATTTGATTAGTTTGCTTACACATTTAATACCAATAGGTTTAGGATTTGTTGCTAAACTAACAGCAATTAAATCCGAACAAGCACATCAACAAAATCAATTGATGTTGCAAGCTTTAGCTGCTAAAGAAGGTTCATTGCAGAAAGCAAGAGAAGCTGCAAGTACTGAAGGTAAAATGGCTGCTTGGAATAGAAGGGTACTAATGTTTGCAATATTATCATTAGTAGCTGTCTATCCTTTAGCAGGTGTTTTAGGAATAGATACAGTAGTTAAAGTAGTAGAACAGCCAACAAGTTTTTTGTTTGGCATATTTGAATTTGGTGGAGACATTAAATTTGAAACAATAAAGGGGCTTTACAAGTTTGATGAAATATTTACATGGGCAACCATGATTGTAGAGTTTTATTTCGGTGGACAATTAGCAAAGGGGAAATAGATATGCCAATGGTAAATGGAAAGAAATATGCTTACACAAAAGAAGGTATGAAAAAAGCAGCAGCAGCAAAAAAGAAAAAGAAAAAAGTAATGAAAAAGAAAAAACCTATGAAAAAGGGTTATTAAAATGGCTGAAGCTAAAAAGTTTAAGCCTCATATGATGTATGATAAAAAAACTGGTAAAGGACAAATGGTATTTACTAAGAAAAAACATTTGGCTTTAAAAGCTAAAGGTCATACACATACTAAACCAAAATCTAAGAAGAAGAAATAATGGCTAAGACACCAGCATGGACAAGAAAAGAAGGTAAGAATCCTAAGGGAGGATTAAATGCTAAAGGTAGAGCTAGTGCAAAAGCACAAGGCTCTAACCTTAAAGCACCAGTTAAGTCTGGTACAAATCCTAGACGTGTTTCTTTTGCTGCTAGATTTGCAGGAATGAAAGGTCCTATGAAAGATAGTAAAGGTAGACCAACACGTAAAGCATTAGCACTTAAAGCTTGGGGATTTGGTTCTGTTGAGGCAGCAAGAAACTTTGCTAACAGACATAAAAAATCTAATAAAAAGAAGAAAGCTTAATGGCAACTACTAAAAAGAAAAGTACAGTAAACAAAGCAGGTAACTATACTAAACCTACAATGAGGAAAGCTTTATTCAATAAGATTAAAGCCGGTGGTAAAGGTGGTAAACCTGGACAATGGTCAGCTCGTAAAGCACAGATGTTAGCTAAACAATATAAAGCCAAAGGTGGTGGTTACCGTGGCTAAAGCTAAATCGCAAAAGAGTTTAACTAAATGGACAAAACAAAAATGGAGAACATCTGATGGTACGAAGAGTAAAGGTAAAAAAAGATACCTTCCTGACGCAGCTTGGAAATCACTTACGCCAGCTGAAAAGAAAGCTACTAACGCTGCCAAAGCAAAAGGTAATCGCAAAGGTAAGCAGCATGTGGCACAACCTAAAAAGGTAGCAAAGAAGACAGCAAGGTACAGATAACATGACTCAGATTGACCAAATCAGAGAGGCTGCAGAAGCAGACCTACTTACATTTATTAAATTAGTAGCACCCCACTTATTACTTGGAGCAATTCATGAAGAGTTAATAAGTTGGTGGAGTAGAACAAGTAGAAAAGATAATCAGTTAGTATTACTTCCTCGTGGACATATGAAGAGTAAACTAGCTGCATATAGAACAGCATGGTATATAACTAAACATCCTGAGACTACTGTATTATATGTATCAGCAACAGCAGACTTAGCAGAGAAACAGCTATATGCTATTAAACAGATAATTGATTCCCCTATATATCGTAGGTACTGGAGTAACATGATACATCCAGAGGAAGGAAAACGAGAAAAGTGGGCAGTAGCTGAAATAGCTGTTGACCATCCACAAAGAAAGCTAGAGGGGATTAGAGATGCGACAGTTAAAGCAGTTGGGCTTACAAGTAATACAACTGGTTTTCATGCCGATATTGTTGTCCTTGATGATATTGTTGTGCCTGGTAATGCTTATTCACAAGATGGTAGGGAAAAAGTAGGAAATGCTTATTCACAGCTAGCATCTATTGAAAATCCTGGTGCTCAAGAATGGGTAGTAGGAACTAGGTATCATCCTAAAGATATATATGATACTATGATTAATATGAAAGAAACTCACTATGATGAAGAAGGTGATGTAGAAAAAGAAGATGAAGTATATGAGTTATTTCAAAGAGTAGTAGAAAAAGATGGTGAATTCTTATGGGCTAAAAGAACTCGTAAAGATGGTAAATCATTTGGATTTGATAGTAAAGAGTTAGCTAGAATTAAAGCAAAGTATATTGACACTACACAGTTTTATGCTCAATATTACAATGACCCTAATACAACAGAAAGTGCTAGGATAAGTGCAGATAACTTTCAGTACTTTGATAAAGCAGCATTAAATGTTAGAGAGGGTGACTGGTATTTAAGAGATAGAAAACTAAATATATTTGCTGCAATTGACTTTGCATTTAGTTTAAGAAGACAAGCTGACTATACTGCTTTAGTAGTTGTTGGTGTTGACCATCAAAACAATTTCTATGTATTAGATATAGATAGATTTAAAACAGAGAAGATTGTAGACTACTATCAACATATATTAAGAGCTTGGGAAAAGTGGGGATTTAGAAAAATAAGAGCTGAGGTTACAGTAGCCCAACAAACCATCGTTAAAGAGCTTAAGGACAGTTATCTTAAACCAAATGGTATCCCACTATCAGTTGATGAATTTAGACCTACTAGAAGCTTAGGAGACAAAGCACAGAGGGTAGGAGCAGTACTAGAACCTAAGTATGATAATTTACAAGTTTGGCATTATAAAGGTGGTAATTGTCAAACACTAGAAGAAGAATTAGTGATGGTACATCCACCACATGATGATATTAAAGATGCACTATCAAATGCTATGGCAATATCATTAGCACCTAAACTTAGAGCAAACACAGGTTTAGGATTTAATAAACCTTTACCAACCCATAGTAGGTTTGGTGGTATAACACATTAAGGAATAAATTATGGCAGGTGAAGTAGCTGAAATAGAACAGGCGATTGGACAAGAGAATATAGCTAGAGTAATGTCTGGATTATATAATCAATGGTGGACTCAACGTCAAGAAAAAGAAACAGAGTGGAGAGAGTTAAGAAACTATCTTTTTGCTACTGATACTACAACTACAACTAATAGTACTCTCCCCTGGAAGAATAAAACAACTCTACCTAAGTTAACTCAGATTAGAGATAATTTACATGCAAACTATATGGATGCATTATTTCCTAATGATAACTGGATGAAATGGGAAGGAGCTTCTAGAGAAGATGTAACTATTAAAAAAAGAAAAGCTATTGAAGCTTATTTAAAAACTAAATTAAAAGAATCTAAATTTAGAGAAGAAGTAAGTTTGCTAGTATATGATTATATTGACTATGGTAATGCTTTTGGTGAAGTAAGATATGTTAATGAAGACCATGTTGATTTAGAAACAGGTGAAGTTATTACAACATATAATGGTCCTAAACTAAAACGTATATCACCATTTGATATTGTATTTAATCCTGTAGCTAGTTCTTTTGCTAAGTCACCTAAGTTTACTAGATATATTAAATCTATTGGTGAACTAAAAATAGATGTAGAAGAAAGACCAGATTTACAATATAAAAAATCAGCATTTGATAAAGCAATAGATATTAGAAACTCTATATCTATGTTTAGACAAGAAGATGTTAATAAAGCAGATGCATTTATAGCTGATGGTTTTGGTACACTACAAGAATACTATCAATCTGGTATGGTAGAAGTTATTGAGTTTGAAGGAGACTTCTATGATAAAGATGAAGATAAACTACATAAGAATAGAATTATTACTATTATTGATAGAAACTATGTAATACGTAATATTGAGAATCCTAGTTATATTGGTAGAGATAGTAAAGCTCATGTAGCATGGAGAAAAAGACCTGATAACTTATATGGTATGGGTCCTCTAGATAATCTAGTAGGTATGCAATATAGATTAGACCATTTAGAAAATGCTAAAGCAGATGCTATGGATTTAACTATACATCCACCTATGGTAATTAAAGGTGAAGTAGACCCATTTGAATGGGGACCTGAAACAACTATTCATTTACAAGAAGATGGTAATATTACTATGTTACCACCTAACCCTGCTGCTTTTCAAGTTAACAATGAATTAGTAGCATTAATGAATACTATGGAACAAATGGCAGGTGCTCCTAAAGAAGCTATGGGTATTAGAACACCAGGTGAGAAAACAGCATTTGAAGTACAATCATTACAGAATGCTGCTGGTAGAATATTCCAGAACAAAGTTAATCAATTTGAAGTAGAGTTTTTAGAACCTATTTTAAATATGATGCTAGAAACAGCTAAGCGTAATTTAGATTTACCTGAACTAGCTAAAGTATATGATGATGACTTTGGAGTACAAGACTTCTTATCTATTACTAAAGAAGATTTAACTGCTAGAGGTAAGATTAGACCTATAGGTGCTAGACATTATGCTGCTAGAGCGCAGTTACTACAAAATATGTTAGGAGTATTTAATAGTCCAATAGGACAAATGATTAGTCCACATGTATCACCTAAGCTTATAGCTAAAATGGTAGAAGAATATATGGGCTTTGACCAATATGGATTTATGAAAGATAACGCTGCATTATTTGAAGCTGCTGAACAAGAGAAAATAAAAATGCAGATACAACAGGATTTACAGGCACAACAAGCTCAACCAGGAATGGAAGAGCAAATGGTTGACCAACAGATTCAACAAGTAGAAGCTACACAAGTAGCTCCTGAGCAAGACTTAGATGAAGATGATGATATACCTGTAATGTAACCGTAAAAGCTTGACTTTTACTTAAAAATATGGTATAATTATAGTATGGATTTAAAAAGTGAAAAGGCTAAAGCCTTAACAAAGAAACAAGTATTTGAAGAGTTAAGAGAGTATTTAACTGAACAGGTAGAGATATCAAATAGAAAGTGTATGGATGAAGAGAACTTTAAACTTCCTGCTTTTAATGAATATCAAGCTTATCAGAGAGGTATTCAAAAAGCTTTATCAAAACTATATAATTTATTACCTTGACCAAAGGAGAAAGTAACATGAATGATGAAGTAAAAACAGAAACAACTGAAACACCTGTACAAGAACCTACCCAGGAGACTGTACAACAAGATACTCAACCAAAGGCATTTGAGATTCCGACCGAAGCTCAAGAGTTAGTGGGAGAAGGTAAAAAGTATCAGAGTCCAGAGGATGCTTTAAAGTCTGTTCCTCATGCACAGAAACATATTGAGACTTTAGAGTCTGAATTAGCTTCTGTAAGAGAAGAACTAACTAAGCGTCAAACGACTCAAGAACTTATAGATGAATTAAAGTCTGGAGTTCAAACACCAGCACAGACCGTGCAAAGTGGAGAACTTAATCAAGATAATGTGATGGATTTAGTTAATCAAACTATTGCAACAAGAGAAGCAAATGCTAAAGCAGAGTCTAATGCTCAGTCAGTAGCTGCGAAGTTTACTGAACAGTATGGTGATAAAGCTGAAGATACTTACAACTCTATTGCAAAAGAACTTAACTTATCTGTTAAACAACTTAACGAGCTTGCAGCAACAAGCCCTACAGTAGTATTAAAAGCAGCAGGTTTATCTGCAGCTAAAGCACCAGTAGCTAGTTCTAGTGGTGATATTAATACTGAAGCATTGAGTCAACAAGCTAAACCAGCTGAACTATCTGCAAAGGTAGAAGGTGGTTCAACTAAAGAACTCTTAGCAGCGTGGGGTAGAGCTAAAGCTAAAATTAATCAGTCTTAAGGAGACTTAAAGAATGGCACATACTACTGCAAATACAACTGCGTTCATTGAATCGCAACAGTATTCTCAGTTTATTCTTGATAATTTACACGACTACCTTCTTCCAGAAGGAATGTATCGTGATGTAACAGACTTCGGTTCAGGTACAACACTAAACATTAAAACAGTTGGTACTGTAACACTTCAAGATGCAGCAGAGGATACACCTCTGAACTTTACAAACATAGACACAGGTACTATCACTCTATCTATCACTGATTACATTGGTGATGCATGGAAAGTAACTGATGACCTACGTGAAGATGGTTCACAGGTAGACCAACTCATGGCTATGAGAGCTATGGAATCTACACGTGCTCTTGGTGAAAACCACGAAGGACGTTTCTTAGCTGTTGCTAATGGCGGACAAACAGCAGCTAATCTTAACTTAGTTAATAATAGACCTCACCGTTTCGTAGCTGGTGGTAAAGATGCAACATCTAGAAATGTTGTTCTAGGCGACTTTGTAGCTATGAAACTAGCGTTTGACAAAGCTAATGCACCTGCTTCAGGTCGTATTGCTATTGTTGACCCTATCGTAGAGGCAACACTCAACACATTAATCTCAAGTACAAACGTTGTTAATAATACTCCACAATTCCAGGGTGTTCTTAATGAAGGTTTTGCTAGAGACCATCGTTTCGTAAGAAACATTATGGGTTGGGATATTTACACTTCTAACTTCTTACCATCACTTACAGCAACAGAAACTATTGACGGGTCAGCATATGACCTAGCTAATGATACAGCTGAAATTGGTGATAAGGCTAACATCTTCATGTGCGTAGCAGATGATTCATGTAAGCCTGTTATGCATGCATGGAGACGTGCTCCGCAAACAGAAGGTTGGAGAGACCAAGAAGAAAGAGCTGATAAATATCAGGTTACTTCTAGGTTCGGGTTTGGTGTTCAGCGTGCTGATACACTAGGCGTTCTATTAACTGATGAAGCAACTTACTAAGGAGAAAAATTATGACTATCGAATTGGCTCCTATAAGGGGCGTTGCAAATCATTATGGGACTCGTACTACTAAAAATAAATATGGTGGTCAAGAGTCTACAAAAGAAGGTATTGTTAAAAGTGCGGAGTGGACTTTTAGCTTTGACAATCTTTCAACAACACTAAATAGTAATCTTCCACAAACAATACCTGCAAATGCTTCTATTGTTGAAGCTGTATTGTATGTAGATGATGCATGGATTGGTGGTACTAATCTAACTATTGGTTTGTATCAAGCTGATGGCACTGTAATTGATGCTGATGGTTTGGTAGCAGCAACTGCAACATCAGCATTAACAGCAAATAAAGTTGTTGTTGGTGCAGGTGCCCTAGTAGGCACTACAATTGGTGCAAATGCAGGGCAATTAGTAGCAGCAACTACAGGTACTTATACTGCAGGTACTGCTAGAGTCGTAGTTAAATTTAAATACGACGTGTAATATCTCGGTAACGCCCTCTTAGGAGGGCTTACCCCTAATTTAATACAGGAAACATTATGACAATACAACATAAACTCATTACAGGTGCAGACCTACATGAACCAAAAGGAGTAGCATCAGCTTCTAATAAAACTGTTTATGTTGCTAATGGTTCTGGTTCAGGTGCATGGTCTACTATAGCAACAGATAGTTTAGCTTTACCAAAAGGTAAGTTTTACTTCTATAATACTAGTTCTCCATATACACTAGCTCATAGTAGTTCTACTGCAAAAGTAGCACCAACTACAGTAGCTTCAGGATATGGTAGTTTAGTTACAGAAGCAACATCAGCTAGATTAACATATACAGGAACACCTACAACAATAGTAAAACTAGACTATGATGTAAGTCTAAGTCAATCTTCTGGTGCAGATAGAGATATAATGGTATCAATTCATAGGAACGGTACTGTTATCCCTGGTTCTCAATCAGTTGTAACTTCTGTTACAGGTGATTTAGTTCAGATGGCAGGTTCATGTTTTTATAATGCTGCTACAAATGATTACTTTGAAATCTATGCACAAAATACATCATCATCTGGTGATATGGTGTTTCAAAAAGTAGCATTAACTTTAACAGCTACATAGGATAAATTATGGCTAAAATGAATTTACTAGCAATGACTCAAGACATTTTATCTGATATGGATTCAGATGATGTCAATAGCATTAATGATAGTGTAGAAGCTTTACAAGTAGCACAGATAATTAAGACTACTTACTACAATATTATTGATGGTAAGAACTATGCGTTCTTATATGAACTATTTAAGTTAACAGCTAGTGGTACAGATGATAGACCTACTCATATGAAGTTACCTGAAGATATTATTGACCTAAAATGGATTAAGTATAACAATAAAAAGAAAGCTACAGATAAAGATAACTTTGAAATGATAACATATAAATTACCAGAAGACTTTATGGATATAGTAGATGCTAGAGATAGCACAGCTACTAACATAAAGAAAGTTACAGATACTACTGGTATTACTCTTAATATACTTAATGATAAATGTCCACAGTATTTTACATCATTTGATGATGAAACAATTGTAATGGATGCATTTATAAAAACTTTAGAGTCAACACTACAAAATAGTAAAACTCAGTGTCATGGTAAAAGGTCTGTAGCATTTACAATGTCAGATACATTTACTCCTGACTTACCTGTACAGATGTTTACATACTTACTTAATGAAGCTAAGTCTGCTTGTTTCTTAACATTGAAACAAATGGCTAATCAAAAAGCAGAACAGATTTCTGTAACTCAAAGACGTAGAATGAGTCAGGATGCTTGGAAGATTGCTAAAGGTATTAGATATCCTAACTATGGTAGACATTCAGCTAACAAAACAGGAGGGTCTAAATATTGACTTTTAATACACAGAATACTCAGTCTTTTATACATAAAGAACAATATGGTAAGAAAAAGAAATCATTGGCAAAACAGGTTAAGAAACTACTTTCTACTAGTAAAACTAGTCAACTTAATTCGTTTAAAAGTCTTGATACTAAAACACAAGTAAGTAAATTTAAGAAAGTTAAACCACCTAAGTTAGCAAGGAAGAAAACAATAAGGAGATAGACATGACCAATGTCAAAAAGAGTTGGAAGACTCACGGTAAGATGGAATTACAAGCAGTAGTTAAACCTAATACATCACATTTAATATTTCAATGGAGTGATGGTGGTGAAATACCTAATGCATTATCAGGTACTTATACATCATTAGTGTTTATGAATACAGATGTTGCTAGTTATTTAGCTAAGACAGAACCTAAACCAGAAGTAGATTTGTTAGCAAAAGCTAAAGCTAAAACAGAAAAACGAATAGCTAAGAAAAAATTAAAAGAGGAAATGAATGGCACAGAAAGCTGAAGCAGCTTATAGGTCTTTTGTTAAGGGATTAATAACTGAAGCAAATCAGTTAACATTTCCTGACAATGCATCAATAGACGAATCTAACTTTGTACTTAACCGTGATGGGTCTAGGTCTAGAAGGTTAGGTGTTGACTATGAGTCTTCATATGCTTTAACAGCTACTGGGTTAACTGCTACAGATATTAAAGAAGGTAAGCAATCATTTCATGTATGGGAAAGTCCTGATGGAGATACATCAGTATCATTAGGTCTTGTACGTATTAAAGATAAAATATGGTTTATGAACTTACTTGCAAATGCACCATCAGCAGATTTAAAGAATGGTGGTTCTCCAATTACTATTGCAGGTTTAAGTAATAATAAAATAGAAACATCTGTTATTAATAACAAATGTGTTATTGTATCAAAAGATTTATCTGCTCCTGTATTATTATCATATGATAAGACTACAGGTACTGTAACACAGACAACTATTACTCTAGAGATACGTGATATATATGGAGTAGATGATGGTCTATTTCTTGATACTAGACCTACTACACTAAGTAATGAACATAAGTATAACTTACGTAACCAAGGTTGGAATAAAAATATTGTAACAAGTACTGGTGTTGATGCTATTGACTATACTTATACAAAATTAGGACAGTATCCATCTAATGCAGATAACTGGACATTAGGTAAAATATCTAATACAGCTAGCTCTGACTATGAAAAGTATGACCCAGATACATTAGTTAAAAACTCATTTTCTAACTATCAAATAGCTAAAGGTAGTTTTATTATAGATGCATTTGATAGAGGTACATCTAGAATGGCTAAGTCTGATGTTAGTGTTGGTTTACCTACAGATAGAGAAGAAGGTAATATTAGTACTATTACTTCTTATGCACAACGATTATTTTATTCTGGTATAGAATCTTCTGTATCTAATGGAGATGCTAGAAGTCCTAATTACTCAGGGTATATATTCTTTAGTAAAGTTATAAGAAATGATGAAGACTTAGGTAAGTGTCATCAAGAAGCTGACCCTACAGACCCAGGTATTAATGATTTAATAGATACAGATGGTGGTTCTATACAGATACCAGATATCACTAAGGTAGTTAAAATTATAGCTTCTCAAGCCTCAGTATTAGTTTTTGCAGAAAATGGCGTGTGGGAGGTTTATGGAGATACTGGAGGGTTTATTGCTACATCCTTCCAAGCAAGTAAGATATCTACTAATGGTATTACAAATGGAGACTCTGTAGTTAATGTAAATGGTAACTTTATTTACTGGTCTAAAGCTGGTATATACTTACTTAAACCTGACCAAGCATCAGGTAGATTTGCAGCAGAATCTATATCATTAACTACTATACAAACACTATATTTACAGATACCTGAAGTAGCTAAGAACTTCTGTAAAGGTCTTTATGATGAGAAAGAAAATAGAATTAGATACCTTTACAATGATAGTACTGATTACTCAGCTACTAATTATCCTAATAGCTATAATAAAGAACTAGTATATGACTTAACATTAAAAGCTTGGTATAAAAATTCAATATCAAGTTTAGCTTCAGATTCACCTTATATAGCTGATTATGTACCTATACCAGGATATACAGTAACATCTAGAGAAGAATCTGTTGTATCAGGTACATCTAGTGTAATAGTTACTGATGGAACTGGTGTAGTAGTAGATGATGACATACCTGTAAGTAGAACAGAACAGTTTAGTTTCTTAACTATAGTAGGAACATCATTTACTTTATCTAAATATAATGGTAGTGATTTCTTAGATTGGAAAACTAAAGATTCAGTAGGTGTAGACTTTAGTAGTTTCTTATATACAGGTTATGAATTGTTTGGTGATGTAATGAGACAGAAACAAATACCTTATGTATTCTTTTACTTTGAACTAACAGAAGATGGATTTGAAGCATCAGGTGATGACTTAGTATTTAAGAATCAATCATCTTGTAAAGTACAAGCACAATGGGGTTGGTCTAATTCTGCAGCTAATGGTAAATGGGGTAAAGAATTCCAAGCTTATAGAATACTAAGAAACTATACACCATCAGGCGCAGCAGATGCATATGACAGTGGTGAGTCTATGGTAGTTACTAAAAATAAACTTAGAGGTTCAGGTAAATCTATAAGTTTATATATTAGGTCAGAACAAGGAAAGGACATGAAGTTGTTAGGATGGGGACATCCAGTAACTATGCTATCAACTCCTTAATATGGAAATATTGTACGAAGAGCCTGACAATGGTTTTATAGCAGTAGATTTTAATAAAGATATGAATGAATGGACTATGCATATAGAATGTCATTCATGGAGTCATAATAAATTTAAAAGATACTTAAAAGGTTTAGAAGTAGCTAAACAAAAACTTAGAGATAGAGGTATTAAAAGAGTTTTTGGTTTATGTGAAACAAAGAAAGAAAGAAAGTTTAATATAGTATTTGGAGCAAAAGCAGTACCAAATGGTATAGTACTTACAGAAGATGGTTTATTAAATTATTTAACAGTACTGGAGATTTAACATGGGTAAAGTAGTAAAAAAGGTAGCTAAAGTAGCAGTACCAGTAGCTCTAGTAGCATCAGGGTTTGGTTTTGCTGGTATGGGTCCATTCGCTGGATTAGCAAAGTATAGTGCAGTGGCTGGTCAAGTAGCTAAGTATGGTGGTCTTGCAATGCAAGGTTATAGTTCTATACAAGGACAAAAATATCAGAAAAAACAAGCTGGTTTTCAACGACAACAAGTAGAAGAACAAAACAAAGCTAATGAAGCTAGGAATAGATATAACCAATTATTACAAAAACGAAGTAGACTACAAACATTAAGACAAGCTAGAATACAACAAGGACAAATTGCAGGTTCTATGGGTGGTACTTTAGGTGCTGGAGGTACTTCAAGTTATGTTGGTTCTGTAGGTAGTATTGGTACACAAGCATCAACAAACTTAGGTAATATTAATGTAGCAGAAGATGTAGGTAATCAAATTACTGCATTAAATACTCGTGCAGCTAACTTTGGTAGTCAAGCAAATACAGCAGGTTCTAGAGGAAGTATGTGGAAAGATATGGGAAGTCTAGGTGGTAGTTTATTTGCATCTTCTGACAAATTATTTGATACTTAACCTTAAGGATATAAATGGAAAAAGAAATTGACAATGGTTTTGCTCCAGGACAACCAATACCTCCATATAACCCTATGGGAATGGTTAGTCCTGATTCAGTAGACGAAGTAAAAGATAATGCTTTTTATACTACTGCTTTAGAAGCACTTAGTGGTAGTGAAGATGCATTTGAAAATACTGATAAAGTTTATGACGATATTATAAATGAGTATAGTACTCTTGGTATGTCTGCTACTGTAAATAATGCTAAACAAAGAGCATTAACAGAACAAGATATTAGTACTAAAGAAACTATCGCAGGTTTAATAGAAGATGAAACTGTATCTGTACAAGATAAACAAAATATATTACAAGCATATACTTATGGATTTCAATTACCACAAACTTTAAAAGATAAATATATTAATACCATATCATCTATGGAAGCAGCAACTAGTACTGATGATGAAGTAGTAACATTAGATATGAGTATTGATAAACAAAAGTTAGTAGACTCTGCTATGGAAGTAGGTACAACTTTAAGAAAAAAGATTATAGATTTTAAACAAGAGTATCCAGAAAAAGATGTTAATGAAGAAGTAGCTACTAAATTACTACGTAGTATGGCTTCATTACAACCTGGGTTTACTCAGTTTTTAGAAATGGATGAAGATACTTTAGAAGAAAATGATGGTTTCTTTTATGGTGTAGGTGTAAATGTATCACAACTAATTAACTCTTTACTTGTAGAGTTACCTATGTATGTTACACAACTATTATCTGTTCCTGCAGGTAAAACAAATGCTTTAGATGGATTACTATTAGAAGATGATGAAAAAAGAAAAGCACTTAAAAACTTTACAGAAATAAGAAAATATGTTGAAGAAGTTTATGCATCTGGAGATAAAGAAAAAGTATATGGTATATTTAATGACTATCAAAATATAGGTGTACTTGGTGATGTAGCTTTAAACTGGAAAGACTTTTGGCAAACAGTATTTAGAGTAGGTGGTTTAATAGCTACAGAAGAAGAGTTTGAAGATTATATACGTCAAGAGTCTATTACTATGAGTACTTTTGAAACTATTGATGATGGTTTTATGTGGGTAGCTAAAAAAGCTAGTCCAGATAATCCTGAAGCAGTTAAAGTACCTCTTGAAATTGCATCATTCTTTACTTTATGGGGACTTAAAAAAGGTAAAGGTTTAGTTAGAAGTGGTACAAGAAGATATTCATTAGGTAGGTCAGGTTATGATAGTTCTGTTGCTAAGTTTACTGAAGCTTTAGATAAAGCAGAAATTCAAGCAGAAGGACCTATTAAATTTCAACAAGATTCTAAAACTCCATTAACTTGGCAAGAAGTATTTATAACTGAAAAAAATGCACAAGGTAGACCTATAGTAAATCAAAATACTTTAATTGATAGAGTTAATGATATACCTTTAAGAAGTCCAGAACAGGCTACACGAGTAGCTAATCCTAAAGTAGGTAAAGAGTTAGATATAGAAATTGTTGCAGATGAATCTGGAAATACAGCTAAAAGAGCTGGAGTAAAAAGAACATCTATTATAGCTTTAGCCTTTGCTCCTATCTTAGGTGGTATATTAAATAAAAGTAAACATGTAGACTTACATGAATGGTCATTACAAAAAAGAATGTATGAAAGAATGTCTAATGATTACTTTACTAATCAAGGATTCTTATTCCCAGAAAAAAGAAAGACATGGATTAGAGATACAGACAATGTATTAGATGATATATCTGCTGGTGTAGATGTATATCAAAGAAACTCTGATAGTGTATTTTCTAGTAAAGACTGGGGACTAAATGCTTCTATTGTATTTAGTAAGAATGCAGATGTACATTATAAAAATATAGGTGAAGTTACTGATGCTTATAATGTTATTGTAGAAAAAATTAAAGACTCTGGTAAAAAAGACTTTGAGGTAATCATAGAACATGTAGATGCTAATGATGCTGTTATAAAATCGTTTAAAACTTTAGATGAACTAAATGCTTATCCACAATTTAAACGTCCAGTTGACTCAGTTAAAAACTTAGAAGCAGAGAAAAAAAGATTAATAGCTGAAGCTAGTGAAGCTAGAAAGATTAGACTTAATAAGAAAAGAGTTGCAGCTGAAGCTGAGTTACAAGGTGTAACACCTGATGCTTGGTTAAAACAAGCTACTAGAAATGCACAACTTAGAGAAATAGAACTTAAACAAATTGAACAGAATCTACAAGTAGCTAAACAAGTAGAAGGTAAACGTACTCAAGAACCTAATATAAGAATTAGAATTAATAGAGATGCAGATTATTATGATTCTGCACAACAGATAACTGATGGTTTTGCTAATCCACCTAAAAGAGGATGGTGGTTTACTAAAGCATTGTTTGATAGTGATATTGTTTGGAAAGGTATAGCACACTTCGGTACAATTAATCGTAAGATGGAAGAAGTAATGCATAGTGCTGGTCTACGTGGTGTAGGTTGGATGAAAGAATCTTTACAATCATTACAAAAAGATATTAATAAACTAAGCCAGTCAGGTAGAAATGATATAGCTTTACTATATAAGAAGTCTTTAGACTATAAAGATTACTTAGATGTAAATGATATTACTACTATGTTAGATAGACCTAACCTAGACTTAGAGACTGCTTATCTATATCAAAAGATTATTACTAAAACAAGAGCTTTAAATCAATTTAGATATAATGCAGAAAATATTTATGAATTAAATAGATTAAAAGCAGAAGGATATACTGGTTCTTTTAAAGTTATTAGAAGAGACATGGAAGGTAATCCTGTTGTAGATAGTAAAGGTAAACAATATACTGAAAATGTAGTAGTTAAAGAGCTTACAGATGCAGAAAAAATATTAGGTACAGAACAAGTATTTGACTATAGTAAGAATTCAGGAGTAGATAATCGTTTTGTTGGTAATCAACCAATCTACAGATTAAGTAAAATACATTTTGATAAAGATGGTAAAGCTTATGAGTATGGTGTTTTTGGTGCACAACAACAATCAGTAATACCACAAATAGTAATACCTAGTCGTACTGGACATATGCCTGCTATTATGAAAGGCTCTCATTTTGTAAGAATGTATCCAAAAGAGTTTACATTAAATGGTATTACAAGAACATATGAGAATCATATAAAGAATGGTGGTAGCTATGAGTCTTGGATACAAGAAATGAAACCATATCAAAGAGCTGTAATGGTATCTCCTACAGCTATTGGTGCAGGTAGATGGCTTAAAAATGATTTAAATTCCTGGGCTAGAGAAGCTAATATAGATATCAATGCTAATTTCTTTGAAGTAGAAATAGCTAGTGAACTAAGACGAGCAGATAGAATAGAAGCTAATGTTATTAGAGAACAAGCTATGTCAGCTTCTAGACAACGTACTGAGTTACCTATAGCTAAGGCTGTATATGAAGACCCACTAGCATCTTTTGTTGTTACAACTGAAGCTAATGGTGCAAGAGCATATATGCAACCATTACTAGCTGAGTATAAAGCTAGATATATGAATCAATATAAAGATAAACTTGTAGAAGTTTTAGATGACTTTCCTAAAGATGAAACACAAATTAAAATGAAAGATGGTTTTGTTGATTTAGAAAATGTAGCTTTAAAAGAATACAGACAGATTATGATATTAGAACAAGGATATCAACCTAACTGGATTGGTAGAGCTTTACAAAAAGGTGCAGGAACTATAGCTAAATATGCTGAAGACTCAGCAGCTAATACTAAAGTACCTTTGTTACAAAAAGCTATAGAAAAAGCATTACCTGCAATATATGAAACTGCTAGAAAACCTAGTTTATTACAACAAACTCCAATGAGAGTTACTTCTATACTTAAGATTCAATGGCAAATACCTTGGTGGCATTGGATGATACAAACAGCTAACTCATGGGGACATTTAGCAGTAGGTGGATATGCAGGTTTTAATGCACAATCATTAAAAAACTACATAAAAACAGCTACTGATTCTGCTAGAGTAGTACATATGATTACTAGAAATAACATGTCTGCTAAGAAGTATGCTAAAGAATTAGAAGCAGGGTTAGAGTGGATGGCAGAAAATGATGCTAAGATATTAGGAAAAACAGATGATATTTTAAATTTATCTAAAGAAGATATAGCATTAATAGTTAACAATGGACGTAGTTCTAGTTTCTTTCAGATAGCTGACCATACATTTGCTAAGAACTTTTGGAGACAAGGACCTAAACAAATTAGTGCAGGTAAGACAACAACGTTTTTTGGTAAAGCTAATGAAAAAATAGGTCAAGTAGGCTTTGAACAAGGCGAGTTAATGGGTAGGGTAAACACCTGGATGGCTGCTAGAATAGATTGGGTACAAAAGAATCCAGGTAAAAACTGGAGAAGTGCTCAAGCTTTAGATGAGATTACTGCTGGTGCACGTAAGTTAGCAGGTTCTATGGACCAGTATGGTGAAATGGGTATACAACGTGTACCTATCCTAGCTACATTTGCACAGTTCAGTTCATTTATATTTAAGTCATCAGAAGGTCTATGGAATACATCAGCTACACCATTTAACCCTAGACAGATGGCAGCATTAACTGCATGGAATACAGCAGTGTATGGTGTTAGAGGTGGTGTTTGGTATGGTATGGGTACACTAGTATTTGACCTATATAAACAATTATTTGGTGAAGATGTAGCAACAGAACAAATAAATAAACTAGATGATTTGTCATTATTAAATATAGTAGTAAATGGATTTAGTGATGCTATGTTACCTACATATGACGAAAATGGTAATTTACTTAAATCTGATTTAGAGTTTAATTTAAGATTCTCACCTATGGGTGCTGATATGCCACTTGGTGGTTATGGTGCTATATGGGAGTTCTTGTTTGGTGAACATGATGCTGGTAATATGGCGTTTGGTCCATCAGGACAGTTAATAAAAGATATAGCAGGTAAAGATGGAACACTTGATTTGTTACAAGCTATATGGTCTAAACCTACAAGTGATATATCACAGACAGAAGACCAGATTTTAGCTTCATTAGAAGCTGTAGCTAAACTATCTGGACTAACTAGTGGTATTTCTAGAGTAGTCTTGATGAATTTACTTGAAGATAAAAGAAGTAAACTAGGTCAATTACAAGGACAAAATCTTACTAAAGCTGAGAAATGGTTATGGGGTTGGTCTTCAGTACAAAGTAAAGCAGAAAGATTAGTTTTTGAAAACTTTGCTAATGCTAAAGATATGAAAACAGCTAACAAAGAATTAGCTGAAAGTATATATAAAGGTATGATAATGACTCTAGGTAGAAATCCTACAATGTCTGAGTTAATTACATTACAAAGAGGACTTAAGTATACATTATCAGGTTCTGACTATTTAGATGAAGAAAGATATAGAGAAATTATTAAGCTTACTACACAAATTAATGAGCGTAATAGAGAGTCTATGTTTGAAAATATCTATTCAAGAGCTGTAGCAGATTCTAAACGAGGTGAAAGAGTACATCCTAGTGTTATTGCTGAGTATGAGAATTTAGTTGAAATATATAAACAAAATGGTAATACTGTACAAAAAGAATCTTTAGAGCATATATTAGCTATATTAAAATCAACTAACGCATCTAGAAAAGAATCAGATGTATTAAAAGAACGTAAGGAAAGTTTTGAAAAAGGAGAAATGTACTAATGGCAAAGCCAATTTTTGACACAACTAAAATTAAGCAGAATGCTCCAGGGCTTACTTATGCTACACCTCAGTCTATGCCAGCTAAGTATAATACTTTAGGTGGAGTAGCTCAGGTAGCTAAGGAAGGCATTGATATGGCTGTTGCTTATAAAGATGATAAAGTAAATACAGAAGCTGAAGATGCTGCAAATGAATTAACTGATGAATATTTCGAAGGTTCTGAAACATATGAAAATGATTTAGAACAACGTAAATTAAGATTAGAGTCGGAGTTAGAAACAGATGCCGGTAATTCAGAGATTATCTCAGAACTTAATGAATTAGATAATAAATTAGCTTTATCTAAAGACCAAGGTCAAATAGGACCTGGAGAACAAAGATATAGAATGATGTCTAAAGCTCAAGAACTAACTAGTAAATATCCTGCATATCAAGCAGAAATTGCTGCTAAAATGAATAGTGTATTTGCTGCTACAGGACTTAATGATATACTTGCTGCTGACTCTGCACTATTAAAAACTAGAGCTGATGCTGCTATTGAAAGACAAAAAGATAAAATAGAACTTGTACAAGAATTTGTTGGTTCTGTTGATGGAATGAGTCAAGATGAAATAGACTATAACTATAACAAAGTAGTTAATGCAAAAGCTGATTCTACAAGAATGGACTTTTATATAAACTCTATGAAAAATGCAGACCAGAAAGCAAAATGGGAAGCTTACAGTGAATGGAAAAATACTCCTGGAGCATTTCAAAGAACACAAGCTACTATCTTTGGTGCTGTAAATGCACAGTTAATTCAAATATCTAATACTCCTGGTATTGATATTGATACAAAAATGAAAGTAGCTAGGGAAGCTATTACAAGAGCTAGAACAAGTATTATTGAGTTATCAGGTACTATTCCTAAAGATGCAAATGAAGGAAACTTATTTATTGAAAATATGTTAACTGAAATTAATGCTATGGAAGAAGATTTTCAAAAAGAAGAAGATGGTACTGTAGCATTAACACAACTTACAAATAAAGCTAAGATAATTACTACTCGTCAACAAATAAACTTAAGTCATAAAATTAATATACCTGAGTTTGAGTTAAACATGAAGTTAATAGAAAGTTTAGGTAAAATTAGACCAACGACAGCTCTTAATAAGCTTGATTCTTTAGTTACTAAGTTAAGTAACCAAGCTGTTATAAGTACAGCAGGTGTAACTGCAGGTAGTTCACTATCTGAAGAATATCCTGGAGTTACTGGTGGTAATCAACAAGTAATGCAGGATGCTATGCTAATTGGTATTGAAGCTAAAAAGTATTTAGAACAAGAAGGAGAGTTATCATCTACACATATACTTATGTATAATAATGCATTAACTTTACCTCAATCTAGACTTAGTGGAGAACAGTTATTACAGTTTCAAGATACTTATCTTAATAAGTTTGTAACTAATATGCCAGAAGAAGTACTTACTGGATTAGTTAACAATAGTAATTTCTCATCTGCTCTAGCTAGCCACTTAGATGTATATACTTTAACTGCTGGACAATCTTTATTTGGTATTCTTGGAGACAATGATATTAAATTAAGTAGAAATAAAACAGATAGTTCTTTATTTGTAACTCAACAAAATAATCCTGAGTTAACTCCTACACAAATACAAGCTACAAATAATGCATTACAAAGAGTTACAAACATTGCATTAATTGAAAATAGATTAGCTAAAGCTGCAGGTAAACCAGAAGCATTAGAAAAAACTATAACTGATTTATTAGCTGAACATTTTACTAAGGTACAAATAAACTAATGACTACAGGTAGAAATATTTTACAAACAGTAATAGACCATGATAGTGGTAAATCATTATCATTAGCAGCTAATGCTATGAAACAAGCACAGAGTTTGTTACAACGACCTACAACAAGTCGTAGGCAACCAGAACCAGAAGTTAAAGAAACAGTAGAAGAAGCAGTTACTACTCCTGTTAAACCTGAGCCTAAGATAGAAGAAAAGGTAGTAGAGAAACCTTATGAAGCTAAAACATTTGCTGTAAAACAAGAAGAATCAAAGATAATAGAAAAGGAGATAACAAATGAGAAACCTACTATGGAGTTTGGTAGTAGTCGTCCTAGTGTTGAGCCTAGTAAAAAAGTAGATACGGACTATAGTATTAGTAAATATAACAACCCTGGAAACATAGAACAAGGTATACAATGGGAAGGTTTAGCTGAAGGAGGCTATGGTCCGAATGAAAGATTTGCAATATTTGAAACACCTCAAGCTGGTATAAGAGCTTTAAAGAAAGACTTAACTACTAAACTTGCTAGGTTTGATGGTAATTTACGTAATATGATTGAACAATATGCACCTGAGTCTGAGAATGATGTACAACGATATTTAGAAGTAGTCCAGCAAACTGCTGGAGTTAAAGATGTATATACAGAAGAAGACTTAGATAATATTGTAAAAGGGTTTATACGTATGGAAAACAAAAAAGAATTAGCTGATAAATATATATCATTAATGGAGAATTAATATGGCTAAAAAAGACTTTGATTTAATACCAGCTCCTGTAAAAGCTTTTGCTAATGACATTCTTTTTAATTCATTACTTCCTGGTAAATTACAAAACAAATTTACATACGATAATGATTTTTTTGCAGATAGTGATTTAACATTTATAAAAGAAAAGGTATTAGAAAGAATTAAAAAGACAGGTAAAAAGAAAGGTAACTTTGAATATAAACATTATCCTTCAGGAATTAGGTCTGTTGAAAGACGTGGTGGTTCTGTTACAGATGTGTTTACAGACCCTGAACAAAGAGTTAAAAAGTCTTTAGGTCAATTTGGTTATGAACTTGTAGATGATAAGATTATGATTACAGATAGATTTAATTTTAATGATGCACCTCAAGATAGACAAAATATACCTTTGTCTGAAAAACTAAAAACTATTACTGCAGATATTGATGCAGAAAAAATAAAATCTAATTATGGTAAGGTAAGAAAAGTAGCTCAAAATTTAGGTTCTTCTGAAGGACAAGGAGCTACATTTAAGTTGGAAATAGATGCAAACAATTAAATACATTGTTGCTATAACATTAGCAGTACTAGGGGGAGATTATATTGACCCCCTAGCATTAGATGATAAAGATGTAGTTAAAGTTATCTATGAAGAATGTTATATTACCAGACAAATTTCACAACATTAACAGGTATCCCTAGCTTCTGAGCATATCTAATCGCATACTGCGTACCACTACTTTTAGTATCCCATAAAGCTAATACATGGTCAGCATTGTTTATAATCTGTTTAGTACGTATAAAGAAATGTTTACTATCAAAATTAGCTACAGGGTCTAATAGATGATAAGGTAAGAACCTTACTAAATCTATATTATGAGACTCTGCATAATGACTAACAGCAGCATCAGGACCTCTAGCTGCGCCCATTAGAATACAAGTAGGATTAAGTTCTTTTACTGCTTTATCTACTGTTCTAAGAGTCCAGGCATCATCTACTATACTTCTACTTCCTACGATAGCTAACTTCATTCTGGATACCACGCACATTGTAATCTAACAACAAACAAATCAATCAGTAAATATTCTACTTGTTCTTTGTCTATTACTCCATTAGTAAACTCGAAACCCAAATGGATTCCGAGTATAGGGTAATAACTAAATTTCACAAGAACCTCCAGTACACGCTAGTGTTTGACTACCTTCAGTGTTATCATCTTCTTCAATGAATGAAGTCCAATCAATACTCTTAGGTGTTTTCTTAAGTAATTTATTATATTCTTCTTTAGTAGCATCTTGATATGGTGCTTGTACGTATGTATGGTCACTGTGTGGTAGGAAAGATATACCTGATATCTCATCAAAATACTTCCATACCCATGCACCTACGTCCATCCATTCATCATCTCTAACACTAATTGTTACAGAAGGTTTATGTTCACACCAATGTCTTTGGTATACTAACCAATTTTCCATCTGCTCTATAGCTGTCATATCATTACGAGTAACAGCTCCTTTAGGTGCTTTCATAGGAAAGCTAAATACTGCAGTTGAATCAGGTCTATACTGTTCATCTTCTACTTGCACCCCTTTATCTTTTAAAAACTCATATATAGGGTCTTTCTTATCCATACGGATAGTTCTTATGTAATGCTCAGCGTGACGAGCATGTATGCCGCTAGCACTATCAACAAGCTGAGAAACAGTCCCAGAAGGTTTAACACATGTAATACTTGTGCTTCTTGGGATGTCAAGTTTGTCTGCGTATTTATGGTTTGTTTTTCTGGCATGGTCTCTCATCTCCTCTAAAAATTTAGGGTCAGGATTAGATGTTATCTTAGCATCCATAATACCTGTTAGTGATACACCAAGTAATCTTTCTTCTACTGTGTTCTTACTCCAGTCATGAGATAAGAACTGAAAGTTAGTTAGATTAGATTGTAATGTACCAAGTATTGTAGCTAGTCTTACTTTGTTAAGTAGACTTTCTTTAGTATCACCATTTCTTACAACTACTTCTGTTAAGTTACAAAACTGTTTATCACGCAATATAATTTCACTACATGGATTTGTTCCATAACTTAATGTTTCATCACGTCTTTTCCATTTAGCAGCTTGTTTTTGTGCTGCAACTCTGTTGAATATACCACGTTCTCCTGACTTAGACTTAACTAGAGACACCCATTCATCCATGAATGTTTCCATATCAGGTTTTTCTGTATAAGCAACTGAGTTATTAGCTAAACCACGCCATGCAAAATCATTGTACCAGGCACCCATTTTAGCCTCTCTCATGCGTTTATCTGTAAGATTTGATAGTGAGATAAGGGCAGAACGTCTAACACCACCAACGACTACAATTTCACCTACCATACAGATTATATCATGTACCTCTAACGAGGTTAGTTTACGTCCTGTTGCATGCTTGAATGACTCTATTACAAAGTCAAATAATCTTTTAAGAGGTTCAGGACCACTAGCTCTACCACCAAATGTTTTAAGTCTAGCACCGGCAGGTCTTACATGAGAGTAATCAATCTTGGGTATATCACCTTCCCATAGAGAAGATAATAGTTTCTTAAACGCTTTCGCCCATCCAAGTTTGCTGTCACCAACCACAATAGTATCATCAGTACTATGAAGTACTTCTGGTATCTCAGGTAACTTACCAATCTCTTGTCTCTCACAACTAAATCCTACACCTGTTCCATTCATTAAAATATATAAAGCCTCACTAAAAGCTCTTTTATTATTAATAGCGAGATAAGAACAATTGTAAGCCGCAATATTGTCTCGTTCACAAGCCTCTCCTGCTGACATCATAAGCCTCATACTAGGCATGATTTCTAAATTAAGTACTGCTTCTCGTATCTCTTTAAACTCTTTATCTAGTCCTTCGTTCTTAGACTTGAGGTAGTTAACCATTCTGTCTACTGTTTCTTCCCACGTCTCACGTCTTTTAAGCTCAGGTATAAAACGTGCGTATCTACTTGATGCTATTACCGATTGGTAAATATCCAATGCTATCTCCTATTCTTCGTCGTTAAATGTAAAGTCTAATTGTTTAGTATGTTCATCTAAATCATTAGATAGTTCTTCGAGGTTGTCCTCGATTTTGTCTTGGAATTTATTAACTATATCTTCAGATGTAATATCTAGAATTTCTAATAGAGTAGTTTCATCTATCTTAGTTAACTCTTCGCAGACTTCTTTGAAAGATAAAGCCATAGTTATGACCGACCTTTCGGTTTCTTTTTGACCTTATCAAATTGTTTATCATTAGGTTTGGAATTAAAGATTCTGTCCCATCCCTCTTTATACTTATCACTTGGTACTGCAGTTTTTAATTTTGCCCCAGTAATCTCGTAATCGTTTGTATCATTAGTCCCTGGCATAATTAATCCTTTATAAAATTAAATTGTTGTACACCAACAAAGCCACATGATTGTGGTTCAGTTATATCAAAAGTAAATAACTCTGTGTCAGTAGGATGACTTGTTGGTAAATTACTATACTCTTTTAACAAACAACTAGCGGCTATATATTCCTTACAATTCTGACTATAGTATTGTATAGCTTTATCACAGTCATTAAAGTATCCAACAAATTCTAAATCATTATATTTACCATTAAGACTAACAGTTAGAATATACTTACCTTCTGTCAAAGGTTCTGCTTTTGTAAAAGACATTCCTAACAATAAATATAAACCAATAAGAGCAATGACTATAATTACATGACTTATATATGTTGTAATTAAGTTTTTCATTTCTTCTTCTCCTTTTTGCAATATCCTCGCATGTTGTAACTACCCATGCTGGTATCAATAGAACACCACCACTGACCTTTATCCCAGATTCTAGCAGGTTCTTTGCATTTATTGCAAACTCGTTTTATTTTAAGTTTTACCATTTTGGTACATATCTTTTAACAGTTCGATATAATGTATACATTTATCTAAATCTTGCATACCATTTTTTTCTTTGTATCTTAACAGATACTTAATAACATTACCTTCAATGAAAGGTATATTATTTTGTGTAATAAATTCAATAGGTTGTATCTTATACTTCATGTAATGCTTACCACCTACTTGTTTCTTAGTTGCTCTCATAATAATATTATAGCACATATTCTATAAAAAGTCAAGCTATTTCCTATACTTTCTTTTTAAGTAATGTAATGGTATAGCACATTCATCAAATGAACCATCCTCTACATTATGTAACATGTACAATCCTCTCCAATGTTGATTAGTTTGATGAGACAAATAACCCTCATCATGCATGTAACAACTACCACTGATAATAGCAGTCATTTGTTTGCCATCTGCTCTCATTCCATATGCTATGTCATGTCCTTGCTGATGTCCAGCTACACAAGACATATGCTTCTTGGTAAGTAAAGCACGAGCTGATGTTACTGGTCTACCCATAACACCACTAGCAAAGTAATGGCTGTAAGCAACACCATCAATACTAGTTACTTCTAAGAATGGAATAACATCCCATCCTGCTTCTTTGTATTTTAAGTCTTCTATAGATATTAGACCTTCTAATTTTCTATCATATTCAATAGCTCTGGTAATTCTATCTTCATGATTACCAATTGTAAGAACCATTTTAGGTTTGTATAACTTCTTCTTAGCTTTAGCTAATCTTTTGTTTAGTTCTTTCATAGGAGTTAACAAAGCTTCCATACCTTTTAATGATGCATTGATATCTGCTTTGTATGTTCTACCTTCAAAAGATTTTTTACCTACATCGTAGGAAGATAAGCTAGGCATATCTGCAAAGTCACCAATCATTACAATCACATCAGGTTGTTTGTCAACAATATACTTACCTATCCATGTTAAATAAGATAAAGAAATCCCAGGCTTAACCTGGGTATCTCCAATTACTAAATGTTTTTTCATTAGTGTGTTGTCTCCATAGGAAGTTCAACTTCTTGTTCAGCGAACTCTTCCTCTGCTGTTTTAATTATACCCTCACGCATGAGAGCTTTGATAGCAAACGATAGCAAGAACTCTGTCTCTCGTTTGTCAACTTTAAAATCAAAGTCAACACTGCCATCTTTATTTTCTGATAAGTTTTTTATAATCATTTATCCAATCCTTTCTAAAGTCTAGCCACATGAACCCTTCTTTCTCAGCCCATTGCCAGTATGTTGTTTTACTACGTTTGGTTATCTTATTATCTGGATTCATAAACAAGAATATTATGGTGACTTCAGGATTACATTGTTTAAACCAAACCATTTTTTGCCTAGTAGCTAAATCTAGTTTACCTTTTGCTTCTATGTATACATCCTTTGCCATTTTAAAATCAGGATTATACTTCCGTGTTTTTACTGGCTGGATATATTCTATTACATCAGGTTCATACTTAACACTTGGGAAGTTTTGTTTAAGTACCTTCCAAGCACTAGCTTCTAGCTTACTTTTGAATGTAGGCATTAAATCTTTCCTTCCATATGTCCTCCTCATGTTGCATAATCCATAGTACTGATGCATTCATAATGAACTCGTCATCATTACTATAAGCATCACGGACAACATCAAACATCTGTTGCCCAGTGACACAATCTGCAAGCATGGTCTTAGCTCGTTTGTTACCTATCTTTTCGATACCTTTGATGTTATCAGCAGTATCACCTTTAAGACATTGTTCAAAGAATAATCTAAGACCTCCTAACTCTGTCTGTTCAGTAAACTTATCGGGCTTTGTCCATCCTCTACCACTAATCTCCCATGAAAAGTGTTTACCTGGAACCATTAGTAAATCTTTATCTAATGATACAATCATAGTATCATCAGTCTGATTAATGCCTAGGGCATCATCAGCCTCTAATGTATCAGGTGCCAGCTCTGCATTCTGTTTGTCTAGAGCATATTCTCGTAGAGCTTCTAGATGCACGGGCTTAGGTGCAGTACGATTAGCTTTGTACTCAGGATAGATAGTCTTACGAAAGTTAGACTTACCTGATAAGAATGCACGATAGCTATCTGCTCCAGTCTTAGTAAGCAATTCATCCAGCAATGCTTCTGCTCTATAAATTGCTATGTTAAGGTCATCATTCTCTGCAGATGCTGCACATCTAAATACAACTAAATCATGGTCAATTAATGCTTGCATACCTATCTCCTATATAATTGGAGGTATATCAGGAAGATGACTACCATCCTCTGTTACTGGAGGTAAGTCATCAACTGTTGGATTAGCATAAGGTAGTATCTCATTAAGTACTGTTTCTTCACCTAAGTAAATACCATCATACACCTGGCTATCATAGTATACTAATACTCCTAGGAATACAAATAGTATCCCTACGACTAGAGCATTAGCTAGAAATCTAGTATCCATTAGAACGGTATGTCTGATTCAAGGTCATTGATACTAGATGCTTCTGCTTGTTGACCTAAGACATACCCCTCATATAGTTTAGCAAGATTGATTACATCATTAGCTGATGCTTTGCTCCCTTCTATTGCTAGCGTTGATACTGCATTAGCTAACGATGACTGACGGACTATCATTACTTGCCTAGCTGCTCGTTCATCTTTGGTCTCGTAGTTACTGCCTGACACACGAGTAGGTGCTGATGAGGTTGAGCTTGCGGCTTGAGTAGTACCTTGTGCTGTACCGTCGTCACGTTTGTCTGTAACATCGTTAGCATCGTTGCCTACTGCTGTCCATTGCCAATAACCATTTGCATCCTTCTCTGTAGAAACGTGAACAACATCACCTTTCTGCCAGGTCTGTGCAGCTTTAAAGACTGCTGGGTTTGCAAAGGACATTAGCTTTTTGTTTTGTGCTTGACCAGCATCATTCTTATACATGATTTCTATTGACTGGTATTGTCTACCATTCTTTGCTGAATGTGTGTTCAAGCTTGATACATCTACAACATTTACTTGCATATATAATCTCCTTAAGATTAAGTTACGTCTTCTAGGTTACCCCAATTAGTACCTAGTTGTATATCAACCCTCATAGGAAGGTTGAATTCTTTACCAAATAACTTAGCATAGTTACTTGGGATATCTTCAAAACACTGTTTAACTGTTTCGACTATACTATTAGTATAACATAGTTTATCATCAAAGTCAAGCATGATAGAATCATGCACAGTGTTTATTATCTTGATGCCTTCTGTACCTTTAAGTTTATTACGTAAAGATACTCTAGCTATAGCCATAAGGTCAGCACCGAGTCCTTGCACAGGATAGTTAAGGATTCGTGTGCGTGGATACTTTACCTTACCCATACTATTTATTTCAGTAGGGTATTGATATGTCCTGCCAGTTGGCATAGTTAACATAAGGTCTCGTTTGGCATCTGCAAATATTTTGTCGTGCCATTCCTTGAGACCTGTATACTTTTTGTAAAACTGGTCAATAACTTTTTGCCAGTAATCTTCATTACCTATATCTTTAAAGTTATTGTCCATAGCATAACTGTATGCACTACCACCGTAGATTAGACGGAAGACAAAAGTCTTTGCAATTAGTCTTGATGGTAGTGCAAACCTCTTTTGATTGTCCGAGTGCTGGTCAATCTCATTCTTAATTTCTTGTATTGCTGTAGCATCTTGAGATAAGTATGTAGCACATACCCATTCTAGAGCTTTAGCATCAGCGTTTAGTATCATGTTAGCCTCCGCAAGTTGCTTCTACTAACCTGCTGTTATAGTTTGTTATGATAGCTCTCTTAAGTTCAGACTTAGCTTCATCATCTAATAATGATAACGCTGCGTTAGGACCAAGAGATAGTATCATCTCACCAAATTCTACACCAACAAAATGGTGATGAGCTTCTTCTTGTGCTTGTTGTTCTTCAGCTGAAGTTAGCTCGTCTTCTTGTGCTGCTAATATATCATCTCTACTCATGTTGTTTCTCCGTATCTAGTTGTAAAGAGAGTCTTAATCTCTCCATCAAAGTTTTGTAAGTTAGGCTTACTACTACTTAGCCTACCTGTTTTTGCTACACATTGATTGAGTTGACCATGTATAATATCTTTATGCCAGTTCATCTCATCAATTAGTTTAACTAACCCATGATAGTATGTAGTCTTTCTTTTCTCTAGTGTAGCACGAGTTAGTAATGTTTGCAATATATCTTTGGCTTCTGCATTACCTTTGAGCTTACGCAATGTATCCTCATTGGTACTGTAGAATCCTTCTTTCTTAAGTTCAGTTCCTTCCAAAGGTTTTACTCTTTGGGGGAATTCTTTGTCTCTTTCATCCCATTTATACTTAACTTCGCCTGAGCGTGAGCCAGTTTTAAAATGTCCGATGGGGCGTTGAAAACGCTCTTTAATAGTCCCACCGTAAAGAAAAGCAGAAAGATGCTCCCCAGAATTGGGATTAAAACTATCGTAAGCATGATAGTTAAAAAGCTTTTTGTTAAGTTTGTCGATTTGTTCATCAAGTTCATCTCCTAATACTTGTGATTTATCATAGTCAAATTTAAGACCATTGAATTCTATCTCTTGTAGACCAAGTAAATCTTGGTTGTGCAAAGAGATTAGCCGCCTCAGTTGAGGCTGGTCGGCTAACTCTTGCATTTGTAATGACATTACTTGTTCTGTTAGTTCTAAGTCTTTCTCTAGATATTCAGATAGTATGTCTTTTGGTACTTTGTTTGTATCAATTCCATTCTTCCAGTAGTTCTCTTTGACTTCATCTAGCTTAGTGCCCAGGTCATAGTACTCAGATACACCATTCAATGATGGGTAGCTCTGTGTTTGACTACGCATTATGAACTCTGTTAACTGACAGTCCCAGATTCTTTTGTTAGCAAAGGTAATACCATACCTAGCTAACCAATGTAAATCAAATTTAATATTGAACCCTACAAGCACATCGCACTTATCCACGGCTAATTGGATTTGTTTTAGTGATTCCTTGTAGGGGTCAACGGAGTATTCTATATCGTATATAGTTTTCTCGTCAGCCGTTAGTAATCCAACCATACAAAGTTTATTTGTTTGGTCAAATGGATTACCTTTGTTACTAATAGTTGTTTCTACATCTAGTACTAAGTAACTCATATTTCCATATACCTCGCTATCTCTGGTTTAATTAAGACTTGTGTATTACCATGTCTTAAGTCAGGCAATGTATCTTCATCACCTAACAGTTTGTTTTTACTTATGTTAAGGAACCGTTGGTTGCTGGTATTGTCTTGCTCTTTACCAATACCAAGTATCCAGTCAGCTTCTCCTTGCTTTGCAGTCTTGCTGCTGTCTACATCATCCATTGTTAACCACAGCTTACCTTCACCAGTACCACCAGCCTGCGACACTGCAATGACTGGTGCGTACTGTTTAGCTATTTCTCTAGCCCATTGATACAATGCTTTAAGTTGTAAGTCATTACGTTCATTCCTAAAGCCTTTAACTTTATCTATCTGGTCAAAGATAATAAGTGATGGGTTAGTTGATTGTATCACTTGTTCAATTCTTTTAGTATTACTTGAATCTTCGTAATCATATATCTTAATCCTATCACCTACTCTTTGTCTGTATTCATCAGCATTAATTTCTTTCTCTTCAAATAACTCTTTGTTTGTTACACCAAACAGAGCTTGGAAACATCTGACTGCTACCTTCTTACCCTGTTCTTCGTTGTTGAACCAGAGTATGTCCCCATCTGTTTGTGATACCATATGAGTCATCTCTGATGCTAAGAAGGTAGTCTTACCTGTTTCTGGTCTAGCAAAGATGAAACCAAAGTCACCTTTACGTAGTGAACCTAGTGACTTGTTGAGCCAATCTAAACGCCATCGTAGTCCAGGCGTTTGGATTTGCGATTCATACAAGTCAATTAAGTTCATGTTAACTGATTCTATTTTATCTTTTATTTCTTCAGAGCTATCTAGTTCCTGCATTTTTTTAGTTAGTTCTTCTACATTAGTTGAACCATCTTCTACATCTAATGCTATCTTAGCTAACTCACCTGCAATACATCGTTTCTTGTGGTCATTAAGATACTTGATTGCATTAGTTTCAGTACACTCTAGCCCATAGATTCTAGTAAGAGTTTCTGTTAGCTCTTGTCTTTCACTATTCTCTAATAGGTAGCTACTGTTGTACACTAACTCAAAGTCTACTTGGCTAACTGCTATATCTTTACTAGAGTCGTAGTGCTGGTGTAACACTACGAATAGTTTGTAAAGATTAGTAAAGTTATCTTTGATATACTCTAGATTAATATACTTATAATACTTTTCATACAGCTCTCTATCTTTTAAGAATAGATTAAGTATTACTTCTTCAATCATTTACTATCTCCGTTATAGTTTGTTTGTCATATTCTTTAGGGTCAAGCTCAGTAATAATAGCTTTGCTTGTTACACCTAAAGACCTTAGCCTGTTTCTAATACGTACTGCTTGTTTAGCCTTGTCTCTATCTAGCCATACATAAATCTTTTTATAGTCTTTAACTAATTGTGATTCGGCTTGCTTGCTCAACGAGCTGCCAAGCAAAGGCGAAGCACAATACTTATGAGTCCTAGCTATTTTAATAGCAGACAAAACATCTTCTACTACTATTATTGTATCACCTTCACCATATATTGTCAAGGGTTTTATACCATTACTTTTGTATTTCATATTACCAAAGCCAAAGTTTCTACCTTGCCAATAAGATTTATTTTGTAATAATACTAATAGTTTCATATCAGGTTCCCATTCTATATTATACTTTTCAATTTCATCTGGTCGTATGTCATACTTTAACAACCATTGCATGGCTACTTGTGGTATTTGTTTTATTGTACTAATAGTTAAGTTGCTATCTGCTTTAGTTTTCTCTGTTCCATACACTCTATCACGCAGGGTTTGTGTATCTTTCTTGCGTTCTAGTGTACCACAACCAAAGCACCAGTAACCGTTTCTATACTCAGCACGATTGTCCCTTGACCCACAATGTGGGCAAGGTCCAAGCTTAATAAAGTTACTCATCGTACTCGTCGTCTACATGTCTTAAGTCTTCTCGTTCATCAATGTCATTGACATCACTTTGTATAGTACTAAAACATTTGTTGCACAAATCTACAAACTCACCTGACTCATGATGTTTACGAGTAGACTCAAAGTCAGATAAGTTTTTATCACAAGCACGACACCTCATGAACTGTTCTCCTTTTCTTTTTTAAGTAACCATATGTTATCATTGATTGAATCATAATCAGGTTCGAAATCATCCTTCTCATCTTCATCACCATAACACTCGTTAGTTCCCTCCATTTGCATTACCTCCATCTTCTAACCATTCATCAATTGACTCTGAAATATCTTCGGGTGCATGATTAATCTTAATCAAATCACCCGACGCTGTTTCTACCATTATATACCAATCCATTTTCTTTCTCCTTACATAAATATTATATCATACTTTTGACTAAAAGTCAAATGAATGATTGTAACTATAAGTCTCAGCATCATGCCATGAATTTACTACTGACACAGGAATGTCAGAATAAACAACTGGGTCTCGATAAGAACCATCAACTAATGTAACTGTCTTATCTTTTTCATTAACTGATTCTAGTTCTAGCCATTCACCTTTCTTAATTACTACTGATGCATCACCTATACCGTAGTCATAGTCTTCGTTACAGACAACCCAGTCACCAATTGCAAAAGAGCAGGAGCTCTTGGCTGCCAGGGGCAGCGAAGTGCGATGCGTATTTTGCCTACCATAATTCATATATGGATACTTAGCAGTTTTAATTGGTTCAGGTTTCTTGTAACTGTTGTTACTGTACCATACACCATCATTCCAATGACCTTTCTCTTCATTCATGATACGATAATTACCATGTCTGTCAAGAAAGACTAGCTTACTATAGCCGATAACATTTTCAATAAGCTCAACAATTGGGTCTTCAAATAGTCCCATGTTACCATGCTTACTTACTATCTTTTTGAGGATAGTGTTGTTGAATTGGATGGTATCGGATTGTTTATCATCACCGTAACCAGAGATGATGCCATTATGAATAAACCCAAGACCACTATTAACAAGGAACGGGTGGCAATTGTTTTTATCAATCGGACCGTGCGTTTTAATGCGAAAGTGTAAAAGTACCTGTTTGTTCTCATGTGGTTTATACTCCTTATAAAATTGTTTGAAAGTAAAGTAACCTTTCTTTACATGTAGTTCTTTATCTTCTGCAAACATAAAGCCTGCACCATCTGGATTAGAATCATAACATCTTTGTAATGTAGTCTTACTAATCTTTTTGTTTTCTGATTTCATTATTGCTATGCACATACTGTTGACTCCTTAATGTAGTTATATAATTCTTTGAACTCTTTTTTAGTGTTGGTTAACCATGATACAAAAGATTCAAAGTGAGTTTGTTGCTTCAATGATACACTATGTATTGCAGGTTTGCAATACTCAATCATTGCTTTTACAAATTGCATGCGTATGTTGAACTCTTCTTTGTTAGCAGGAGTTGCAAAAATACGCAATTCAATTGTCTTGTTGTTGTTAAGATTAACAAAGTTATATCTACCAACATATCTATCTTTGTATGTAACACCATAAGGTGTCTTGATATCAAAGGTAGGGTCAGAGGTTTGATAGTTAGTAGAACCACGACCAGCCATCAGTTTAACAAAGTCTTTGTTATCATCACGATTCATAAACTCAACAAGCTTACCAGCACCTAGTTGTGTAAATGCTGTACGACTAATGTGTACATGCATACCACATGATTCATGTGGATGTATATACTCTGGTAAGTCAGTCAAGAATGAATCGTATCGTGCTAGATGAGATGTATAACCTGCTGGTCTAGATACTAACTCAAAACCATCACGAATACTACCATCATCTTTCATTAGAGCATGACCAAACATACTATCACCAACATACAATCGACCAGCTCTACGCTTGTCTACTTGGAACTCCATCTCAATACCAAGATAAGGTTCATTAGCTAGTTTGTTGTGCTTGTCAAAGCCCAATGTTTCTTCTACTCTATGAGAATAATTATGTACTCTGTAGTCACGACCACAACATTCAACACACATATCATCTCTTGTTTCTTCTTCAACGCATTTTGTATTACATTCAATGCATCGAACTATATTAACATCACGACTATCATAACAAGTACCATCAAGCATTATCTCATGTTCAAGTAAGAATGTATGACTATTTGCATCATACTCATAACCGTACTCATTTGTTAGCATTTCACTAGTCATATGTATACTACAGAACTGTGTTTTACCAGACAAACTAAACTGAGTCATTTGCGTTCTATGGTTTATCACTTTGGTAAGTGGACATTGATAGAACCTAACTTCATGGTCAACATACGAATTAATTTTATCAATCATACTTGGATTGAATAAATCATCTTGATAATTATTAGATAGATGGTCAATCAATGTATTCATCATTAGTTCTGTAGTATGACTAGCTCTAGCAAAGCCTTTGACTCGACGAATCAAATGATTCTTGAATCCAGACTTTAACCTACCATCTTTGTACTTCATTTCTAATGGATTGAGTTTGTAATATATAGTATCAAACATAGTACGATTGTCATGGTACTGACTTTGTATCCAATCTGATACATACTTGTTTATACTTTGATTACGATAGACATAGATATGTGTATCATTCCATACTGCTAAAGCTAATTCAGGTTTATCCATCAATGCTTTACTAACGCTGAATTCTTCAGACATAAGTTTAAACACAGGTATTTCTAGATGTGTTCGCTTAGGTCCAACAAAATTACTTGGATGATAATCATATATACGTTTTCTATGAACAGCACGTTTGATGTATAAGTCTTTGGTAAGGTATAACTTATCACCTTCTTTGACTAATGCATCGCTATCTGCTATAGAATACTTCTTAACAAAAGTTGTATGGCTTATAGGTTTCATACGCAACTCCTTTTAATGAATTGAAAGACATCTTTAGGTGGCTTTTTATAAGCCTTAACCACTCTAAAGTCTGAACCTATACGTTTAACACGAATACAATTATCCCAGCCATCTTTCCAGAAGACATCGAATAAATTGTTTGTTACATTTTTGACTACCATAACATATACTCCATGTTGTTAATAAAAATATAAGAGACGACGCTCTCACCCTGAGTGAGCGGAGGAGCGTGAGTCATCTTTTGCAATCTGCTGAAGCTTTCTAATCTCGTTCAGCAACCGAGGTCTATCCCAAAAAGTAGGACTAGGATATTTTTTGAATATATTGTAATACTCAATACAATATACCTCATTCAATTCTTGTAGGTTAACGGCACCATGACCATAACCTAGATTATACCATTTATATTGTTTATCAGTCATTGTATCTCCAATTGTCACAGTTGTGAAATAAGGTTTTTGCGAAAGGTTTAATTCTTGTAACTCCAGGACCGTAATGATATACCTTTGGAACACTATCTACTGGTAACTCGTTGTTAGCTTTGTCAGCATCTTCTTGAACTTTTGCAATATACTTTACATAGTCAACATCACTGTTCTTAAGATACTTTCGGATACGCCAACCTTTACGGAAATCTTCATCAGATAATTCATCAGCTATTTTAAATGACATAATTGATTTATTATACAATTCTAAAAACATAATATACTCCTAATAAATTGAAAAAAGAAAAGGTAATTTTTTAATCACCCTTCGCCCTGCGATGGGGGTGATTAAAAAATCTACCGAGTAGTATGACTATCTGGCTTAACATAATACTTCATAACATAATCATACGGAACATTGTGTATTGATATCAATGTTTGTACTTTAGCTAGATAAGATATATCTTTTGGGACACTAAATTTATTGAATAATGATTCTAATTCATTCATAATATACTCCTATATAAAAAGAAAAAAGCAATCTGCTCTAAACGGAAACTCCGAGTCACTATGCTATAGTAGAATAATGACCGACCACCATTGTGAGAAATGTGCTAGCCAAAAAAAAAGGGGGAATAATCCCCCTAATTCTTATGATACTTTACCTGCATCTGCTGAAGTTGAAGTAGTTGCGATTTCAATTTCCGCAGGACCAGCATTTTCTTTGCGCTCCCACTCTTTCTTTCTGGTTTCGCGTAATTCTGATATAGCATCCGCAATGTTAGTCATTACTTCCCGTTGCTGTTTAGAACCTCTACCAGCTAGATAAATTGCAGAATCAAGACACTGTTCTGCAATCACAAGTAGTTGACCAACAGATTTGCCTTGTTTGATACTATTGATTGAATCAAAAAATGCATTAGTTTTTGAATTACTCATTCGTAATACTCCTATAAAATTGGCGAAATTGCCATGATTAAAGGTTCATAGGTTATGTGTGATTGTACAATTAGTTGTGGTTATCACTTGTGATAAGCAGAAGTAATTTTACAATCATGCATGTTCTATGAAACTATTAATCATGAGCAATTTGGACAATTTTCTAGGAGTATTACGTGATTGAATGAGTAATTCAAAAACTAATGCAACGGGTTATTTTTTGATTCAATCAATAGTATCGTGGGTTAACAAGGGAATTCTGTTGGGCTTTACTACTTGTAATTGCATAACTGTGTCTTCGTTTCTAGCAATTTACGACGCCTGGAAGAGGCTCTAAAGAGTTACGGAAAGTTGACTGACATGAGGACAATGCTATACAGAATTACACGATACCAGAAAGATTAGAGTGAGAAGTAAATAACATGCTGGTACGAGGACGAAATTGATTCGCAACTACTTTGACCTCAGCAAATACTTATATATAAAGTCTCATAATAATTAGGGGGATTATTCAAACTTATTTTAGGGATACATATTTGGATAATCTTTCTGTGGGTAAACATAAATAAATCATATACTTAGGAGAGGTATAGTCTATAGATTATCATTGCAACTAATAAATATATTAGTTTTCCGTCTAGATTTATTTATTTTACCCCTACCAGGGGGTTTTGAATGCTTATCATATAGATGAA